TAATCTTACAGGGTCTTGAGTTGCAAGTAGCCCTGTATTAGTTGCATGAGCCGATTTAACATCGTATTGCATCATGGTCTATTTTTATCCGTAAAAAACAGTCGCACTTACGTTGGCAATTGGTAGTACAGCAGCTAGACCTTGTGTAGCAACAATACCTTCGCCTGGAATTAAAGTATAAAAAGCAGTTCCAGAAGCAGAGTCTAATTCCATCAGAATATTAGAATACACTGTTGCATTACCACTAGTAGTTAATGATGCTGTAGCTATAGTAAATGTATTTGCCGTTGCGTTTGCCACGGTATAAGCATCGTCTTGTGCTGTACCACTGGTAAAGTTAATAGCAACTCTAGAACCGTTTGACAAGCCATGATTAGCACTTGTTACTGTGCAAGTTGTTGTACCTGGAATATCATAAGTTCCAGCCAAAGACCCAGCAGTATCCACAAAGCATGAGTTATAAACTATAGATGCAACAGGGGATAAAACCACGCCTTTTAAGCGTGTTCGCCCGTCATAAATAAGTCCTGAACTACTTGTGTGATACGACAGTACATCGGTTTGCATACCCATAATTAATCTCCTAAAGATTTAAGCGGGGGACGAATCCCCCTAGATTAATTAAACGTTTTGCTGACCGTTGTCCGCAACGTAGTAAATGATGTCGCCAGTAATTGCACCAGCATTTGCACCAGCAGAACCTTGAGCGCTAGTAACAACGATCAAGTTAGTAGCGTTAGCTACGTTGCCCATTGATGCGCCACCAGTTGCAACAGTAAATACTATGCGAGCTGCTACGTTTCCACCAGATAAAAATGCGTTTGGAACGTTTGTGCCAAGAGTACCAGTTTGACCAGGACCTACGCCAACTAGTGGGGTAAACCCTATGTTAGCGGAAGAGTTTCCACCAGCAGCACCAGAAATAATAACTTCAGTAACAACTGCGTTAGCTGGAAGAATAAGGGCTGGAGCGCCAGTAGCCGAAGAAACGACTACATTAGAGGTTGCTGCAGTATTAGCAATATAGAACTGAGCAGCCATAACCATGGAGCCAGCATAAGCGGTGCGAGTTGAATCGCCACCTGTTGAACGCCATAAAGACGAGGTAGTAGCTAAAGTCATAACAAATTTTCCTTGCATATAAGATCAGCTTATCAATCAATATGCTGTCTGCCGGGACAGTTTGATAAGCCGGTTTTCCCCGGTTTCTACGATATTACTACATTTCAAAATAAGTGCAAGCTTTATAAAGAAAAACCCCACCGGGTAAGGTGGGGCTTTCTTGTAGCTGGGGGGCTTTGATTAAGCGCCAGCAGAGCCAAACATTCCTAATGGATCCGAGAATCCAAAAGAATAACGCTCACGAGACTTGTAACGAACGTTACCAGTATCGAAGTCGCCGTCCATACTGTTGTTCAAAGGAGTACGAATAAAATGCTTCATACCATTTGGAACATCAGTAGTCAGGAACCAAGCATTGGTATCGGTCAAGAAGTGGTTAACGCAGTAACCTTCAGAGACAGAACCGTTGTTCTTGATAGCGTTGATATCGTTATCGTTTGTACCAACACGCAATTCAGTTTCGAGCAAACGAGTTGACACGAACTGTAATGCTGGTGGAACAACCAATTTCTTAGGCTTAGCAGCGATCAAGAGACCACGCTCATCTGTCCAAGCAGCGATTTGAATTACAGCGGCTTCTAAAGAAGTCTCATTCAAGTCAGCAGGAGTAGATGGAACGTTGCTGTTTGTACCGCCAGATACCAATGGGTGTGATGCGCTGAAGAGTGGAACGCCGTCGCCACCGTTGTAACCAGTGGTGAAGCCGTTATTCAATACAGCAGCAGCTTTAACTTGCTTGGTATAAGCCATAGCACGAGCCAAAGACTTGGTATAACGAGCTGATAAAGAATCGTAGAGGTTGTCTTCGATTGCTTCTTCAGTCAAGCTAAAGCCCAAGGCAATAGTTTCGTGGTTGTAGCGAGCTGTCCATGCTTCTTGAGCATTGTCATAAGCGATGGCTGAGCCTTCGTTTTTGACAGGTGCTGCAGAGAAACCTGACAGTTTTGTTTCTTCTTCAAATGAACGCTCAGAGGTCTCTGTTTCATAGATCTCTTTGTGTTCTTCGCCGTAGCGGGCATACTCAAGTCCAAACAAGGCATTGAGTCCGGGTAATAGCTCTTTTAGGAGCTGCGCACGAGAAATAGCCATTTAAAGCTCCTTATAGATAATTCTGGGCAGCTGCCAACAGAATTTGTGGGTTGTTCAACTTCACGATAACTTCTGTGAAGGCATTGTTGCCGCTAGCTGTTTCTGGAACAACTGCTACTACACGAACTGGAAGTGCTGCTGCATTGCCAGTACCAGAAGTAGGAACAATAACAGATAAACCAGAATTACCTGTAGTAGTAGAGCCTGTACCTTGACGGATAGACAGGTTTGTACCAACAACAGAAGCGTTAGCAGTAGTTACAGTAGTGTTACCAGAGAAGGTAATAGCTACTTTAAATGCTGCTTGTGAATCGTCAACAATATAAGCTACAGCAGAACTAGCAGCAGAATTACCTGGGTAATACTGAGCTTGTACAGTCTGTTGCTGTGAGTTAACGTACTGAACACCTACAAATACACCATAAGTGAGGTTTGCTGTGTTGTCAGTTGTAGAGTCAATAGTTACAGTTGACTTGATGATGCTACCACCCTTGACCATAACGATGTCGCCGTTGAAGATCGCAGTATTATAAGTACTGGCAATCGGCAGTTGACGTGTAGCCCCAGCATAGGGCATAAAGTCAACACGGTTAATCGCTTCTAGACCATAGGGAGCAGAAACGGTTGGATAAGCCATTTAATTCTCCTAATAAGTTAAAAAGTTAGTTGTTACCTTTGCCAAAGCTAATCGTGGATTTATTCTCTTTAAAGAGTGGCATCCTTGGGTCGCTTTGACGCATCAAGTTATTGTCTACTGCATCAGTCTGAGATGCGCTTTGCTTGGCGTAATAAGCGTTACGCTGCTCTACAAACTCAGTTGGTGTCTTACACAATAACAAGCCGCCGATCTCAATGTTGTCTTTAAAACGACTTTGAGGATCAACTAACAGTTGAAATTTGGGTTGTTCTTCTATGCGTACTGGCTCCCAACCTTCCCGTAATTTAGCGGAAAGATTGCGTGGGTCAGCAGTATTCAAGTTTGCAACACGTACCCAGCGATATGAATACCCAGCCTCTTTATCAGGCTCAGGAAGTAACTCAGGTTGCGCCCACTGTTGAGGACGTTCAAAAGTTGCTCTAGTATCTACATCACGTTTTATTCTTGCTTCAGCCATTTTGGGCCTCCAATTTAGTTAGTTCACGGGCATACTGCTCTGGGGTTAAACCCAGTTTCTTCGCTAATGCGACTTGGGTTTTACTAATACGAATCTTTTTCGGAGACGTACTTCTGGTTGCCGGAGCGACGACCGTACTAGCTTTAGGCCGATTAACCTTAGCGGGTTCATCAGTCTCTACTTCTTGTTCACCTTCAAAATTCTCAGGAAAACGTTTTCGCATCGTTTTATCAATGCTTTCGTAGTAGTCATCAGATCCAGCCGGGATCCCATTACGTACTAATTTTTCGTGCAAACCAAGCGCCAAGCTGGTCATTTCTTCATCTGAACCAAACCAATCGTTCTGCTTTTGCCATGCAACAGCTTTACGATCTGGCGCATTTACTTGCGGTTGTGGTATTTGTACATCAAATTGTTCTTCTTGAGAAGCTTTTTTAAACTGTGGTTGATAATTTTCTGCTTTATCCATCCGAAACTTCGCATTTGTCATGCGTTCTTGGGCTTCTAATAGCTTATCAGCGTCACCAGATTCATAGGCGGACTTGAAATCTTGCTTTGCCGACTCTAATTCTGACAATGCTGCACTTTTTACAGTGTCAACATACGCAGTTTCGCCGTTATGAAGGCGTTCTTTGAGCATTTTGTTCTCAGCCAACGCTTTTTTAGCTAGGTTAATAGCTTCTTGCTGTTCCCTTTGGGCAGCTTCCTTCTCACGACGCTCTTGATGGTAGACCTTTTTCGCTTCTTTCAAAGCGGTATTCTGATCATTGTTGAATTTCTCTAGATCTTCTTCTTCTAGAGCTTCAACTACCTCTGGATTGACAGCCTTACGGTTGCGATCCTGGGGAGGTACATCATTTTCAATTTCAATCTCGAACTCTTCGCTAGATTCAGTGTCAGGCTTTGCCTTTACTTCATCAGGAAACTCGAATTCTTCTAATTCCATTTTATTTTCAGCCATTTATAGCTCCTTAAGCACGAGTAATGCCCCGTGGATCCTGTACTACGGCTTCCACGACGTCATCGTTGATCATTCTGAACTCACGACCATGAATTAACAGGCGTGTTCCAGCGTTTGGTCTGACAATTACAAAATCACCCTTTTGACACCATGCACCGTTGGGGAATCTTTTCTCATCTTTATAGCAATCAGGCCCCATTTCGACCACAAATAGTACTGTTGCCAGTTTTTCTTCATAGTTAATGGTTTGGTCTGACTTTAATAGACCGCTGTCATACTCTTCTTCAACTTCTGGGATAGCGCAAAGGATGCGATAGCCTGAAGGAGTAGGGAGTTGTTGTGCTTTTTCTTCTGGAGCTTTATCCAGTAATGCTGATAAATCTACTGCTCGATCTAATGCTAAGTGGTCACTCATCGGAGTTCTCCATATTTTTCTGAAGGTCTAGGGTTATTGCACAGGCGGACTCTAGACCTCGAATTTGTCCGCATGTGTACTTATATTCCTCAAAGCTCGTGCAGCTACCTCTTTTTAATGCCTCACTGAGCATTTCAATTCGGTCTCTAGCTTCTTTGAGTACTACATCTAAAGGATCCATTAATTACCTTTCGTTGGTTTCTCCTTGGATATTTGGTTTACAGCCTTGGCAATATCCACACCAAGTTTCGTATGCTCAATCTCATTTTGCATCGTGAGTTGAGTACGATCTTTTTCAAGCTTAGTTGCATTTTGCATTGAAGCAATGCGCTCTTGAGAGGCTATACGTTCCCGCTCAATTTGCATTTGTTCTGCTTTTGCTTGTGCATCAATCTGAACTTTTTGTTGAGATGTTTGTGCTTCTTGCTGCTTGATTTGCAATTCAGCTTGCTGGATCTGTAATATCGGATCTTGAGCTTGCTGTTGTGCTTGTTGCTGTGCAACTTGTGATTGGCTTTGTTGCAACAGTTTTTGTGCTGCAGGTGCGGCCAAACGGGCAATTTGCAATTCGACTTCTTCTGGTACTTCGTAGTCGTCTTCTTCTGAGTATGGGATTGGAACGCCAATCATTTGCTCCATCTGACGACGATATTCGTAACCAATATGTTCTTGAATGTGAGACATCATTGCGCCCAGAATCATTTGCGACTGTGGGTTTTGACCCATCATCTGCATAATTTTTGGGTCTTGCATTGCAGCCATATGAACAGTAATATGGGCTTCATGGTCTTGATAAATAAATGCCTTGAGTGGTTCCATCTTAAATGCAGCCATATTCTCAGAGATTGGATCTCTTGGTTTCTGGTCGTCTGGCATTGGTACTAATTTATTAGCATCCTTTAACCCAAGAACATCTAACATCTGACGATGCAGTAATGGCATGTTGTAAAGCTGAGGTGCAGACTGAGCTAACTGAAGAGCAGCTTGATACTGCATAATCTTCTGACTCATTGTTGCTGCATTTGGATCACTTACTGGAATGACATCGACATCATCGTAGTCAGACTTCTTAGCAGAGCGGCGTCCTTCTGATGGCTCA